CCAGATGCGGCCGGCAGCTATCTCACCCGCGACATGGTCGACGCCGGTTATGCCTTCCGGCCGAAGCGGAGGAAGCGTTAATGCCGGCGCCGGAATATGGCGCGGGCAGCCTGCGCTATCGCCTGAAGTTCTCCGAGCGCGACACCACCGAGGACGAATATGGCAACGTCTCGACCGGCTGGCTGGATCGCTTTACGGTGTCGGCCAACATCACTGCCAAGGTCGGTGGCGAGGCGGTCGATGCGGCCAGGCTGGCGGGTCGACAGCCCGTTATTATTTCCGTTCGGCGTTCGCCCGACACGCGAAAGATCACCACCGACTGGAAGGCCACCGAGGTCGAGAATGGAATTGAGTTCAATATCCGAACATCGATCGATCCCAATATCGGCACCAGCCAACACGGCATCTGGCTAGAGATGATTGCCGAAACCGGGGTGGCGGTGTGAGCTATTCCGATCCCGCGTTAGCGATGCAAAAGGGCACGCTGTCTCTAATGAAAGCCGGTGCCACTGGCGTTCAGACCGGCGGCCGCATTTACGACGGCGTGCCGGGCGGGGCGTTAAAACCCTATGTCAGTTTCGGGCCGTTCCAGATGCTGCCCGAACATGGCGACTGCCTTGACGGCGGCGAGGCGTTCCTCACGCTCGACGGCTGGGCGGCGGGGCCGGACACCGTACAGGTCAAGAAACTCGGCGCCGCCATCGCCGCCGATCTCGATCGCGCCTCGCTGGTGGTCGACGGCCAGCGATTAATCGAACTGTCGATTGAGCAAATCCAGTACATGCGTGATCCCGACGGCATCACCGCGCACGCGGTGGTCACGGTGCATGCATGGACCGAGCCGGTGGCGCCATGACTTACGCCTATCGATGGAAGCGCAACGGCGTGAACATCTCGGGCGCCACGGCTAACACCTATACGCTGGTGACAGCCGACCTCGGCGCGATGATTACGGCAACGGTGACCGCAACCAATGCGGCGGGCAGTACCAGTGCCACGGCAACCGCAGTCGGACCTGTTACTGCGGCGGCATCCACCGATATCCGTTTGCAAGCGCAAGCCGGCGCGTTCGCGGTGAGCGGCGAAAGCATGGAAATCGTGGTCGGCTACGGGATGCAGGCGGGCGCTGGCGCGTTCGCGTTGGCAGGACAGAGTGCAAACCTGAATTTTACACCGGCCGCCGGCGCCTACACCGGACCCGGCGATGTCGCGGGTTGGGGCACGGCATACGGCTATTGGGGGCTGCGGGCGTACAACTCGACCAAACTCAGCGGCACCACGAAATGCCTTGACGTTTGCGCTAATCAAAGCGGTGCGGCGGTCAGCTTGACGACAGTGTATATCGGAACGAACGGTTACGTTGACCTGACGCCGATCGGGTTCTCGCCGATTTACGTTTACCGGATTTACGATCAGGCGGGCACGCAAGATTTGTTCGCGCCCAGTACTACCGCAGTGAGGGTGCCGTTAGTTCTCAATGCCGTTGGCGGCAAGCCTGCCATATCGTTTAATAATGACGGATATTACTTTTCGACGGCAACGGTGGCTTTGCCACAGCCACTGTCAATCGGGGCGGTTATACAAGCGACGGCCACTAGCGGCGTTGCCATCACAGACGGCACGTTCAATTTCCAAGGCATTATTGTTCAAACCGCCACTACACTGGCTCAGTATTTTGGCAGCGGCCCGTTCAATTATACAGGCTTCGCGCTCAACACTTTCTTTTCTCTGATCAGCGTGGCCAATGGCGCAACGTCGAGCATGACGCTCAACGGCGTCGTTCCGCCAGCCACGCGCAACGTCGGTGCCAATGGCATCGGCAACACGAACAAACTGACTATCGGCGGAACTGACATTGGTCAGGCACTTTGGAGCGGCCCGTTCTATGAACTAATCATCAAGAGTGGAGCGGTGTCCGACACCGACAAGACTGCGTTGAGCGTCAACCAGCACGCCATCGGGTCGGGGTGGTAGATGGGATATCTTCGCACAACGTTAACATCTTCGTCTCCTCCTCCTACTGGAGAAGGCTTCAACGGCGGGCGTTCGCAGACCAATGTGAACACGCTCAATGTCGCCGAATTTCCGTTCATGAACGTCATGAAGTCGTCGGGTGCATGGGGCATCATTGGCGCAAATGAGGTTTACACGCCCGACAAGCTGGACGCGCAGGGCTACCCGAACGTGTTCTTCTCCAATGGGCCGAGGGTCTCGATGCGGGTGCCCACGCAAACCCAGCGCCCTGGCAATTACATTGTGACGTGGGACGGAACGGGGACCGTCTCCACCATTGGCGACATCCTCACCGGCAATGCGACGTTCACGGGATCGATCAGCGGCACCACGCTGACAATCAGCGGCTTGTCTGGGACTATCAAAATGGGCCAGCGTGTGACCGGCGGCACAACGCTGCCATACACGTTCATAGTGTCGGGGTCTGGCACCACTTACACCGTAAGTAAAAGCCAGACGGCAACGGGTATAACGGGAGCGACTGTTGGCAGCTTCACCAGTTCAGGCGCGGCGGGCGCAGGCTTCTGCGTTATTGCAGGTCCGGGCGACACTCTCTCGGGCTTCGCAAACGTGGCCGACCTTCATTTTATTATCAACGCCATTGGCAGCCCGTGGATTACCAACGTTAAGATCTATCACGTCGATGACGCTGCTGACATCGAGGCCGGGAAGGTGTTTGGCAAAAAGTTCATGGAGCGGTTGCGTGAGGCTAATTTTGGCGTCATCCGGTTTCTAAACTGGGTGCCGAGCAACGGCTCCAACGTAACGACATGGGCAACCCGCAAGCCGGCCGACTATTTTGCTTACGAAGCATATCAATATAAACTTGCGCTTTATTGCACGACACCGGCAACACGAACCGGCACCGCCTACACGGCAACGCCGCCTTCTGGATTTACGCTGGCCGACAAGGCAACGATCCATTTGAAATGGGGGGATAGTTATACGGCGACGACTGTTACGTTCACCAATGCCTCTACTTCGATAGCAATGGCTGCGCATGGGCTGTCAGTTGGCGACCGACTACACTTTACGATTGAAGTCGATCCCGTTGGTGGGGCGGTGCTGCCCGGAGGTTTTGCTCAGAACACTATATACTACGTCAAGACCGTGCCGGATGCGGGCCATATCACGGTGGCGACAACGCCGGGCGGCACGGCAATTGCGGCCAGTGGGACAGGAACTGCAGGCGCAGTATTTGGCGGCAATCCATTTATCACCTTGAACCTCGGAGCAGGCCCAGTCGACATTCTCGGAGATTGGGCTAACTGGTTTCGCGGCAGCATGTATCCAATCGGATCGCATTGGTCGAGCCTTCAAACGCTGGTGTATGACGCCTCTCTTCAAGCGTGGATCAGGTATGGCATGCCGGGAGGCAATGCACCCGGAAGCGTCGGGATCGATAATGGCGTCCCGATTGAAGTGTGCATTCAGTTGTGCGTCGAACTGGGCGCGCATCCCTACTTCTGTGCGCCAGCGCATGCCTTGGATCCAATGACGGATTACATCCCGATGCTAGCGCAATACTGCAAGGACAATTGCCCGGCGTGGATGATCCCAAGGTTCGAAGGGCCAAACGAATTATGGAATGATAAATTTCATCAGACCGGGTATGCGGTAAGCAAATCGACTGCATATAAATTACTCGATCCGACACATTGGAATGGGGGTGATTTCTCGGAGTGGTACGGCAAGATCATGTCCACGCTTGGACAGGCGGTCAGTGTGGTCTACGGTAACGACAGGAGCAAATACCAAGTAATAATCGGCGTGCATACCGCCTACCTTAATCCTGGTGCTTCTATAGAACTGGATAGGCGTTTCACATCGGCGAGTTACGTCAATCAGACGATTGCAGTGCAGCCGCCGCTGACGGGTTCGTTCGGCACTATCACGTTTACCAAATCATCCGCTGCTTCATGGGCAAACCGTATGTGTTGTGCCCAGTATTTTACGCCGGGTCTGATCTACACCACGCCAGCACATGGCACACCGAACGAACAAGCTCTGGCTACGACGTATGCAGGTGGTGGCGCTCCTGCCGCGGCGGCGCTAACGCAATACGTCAATAGCTGCGCGTCATTTCCCGTTTACGGCGTATTTGATGCCACAATCCCGAAACAGTTAGTCAATGCGCAGGAAGGCAAGGCGCTGTGCATCAGACATGGCGTTGAGGGCATGACCGGTTACGAGGGGTGTTACTCGCCGGACTATTCCGGCACTGATCCGATTGCCACCATGCGCCGCGCGGCGAAGTGGGAGCCTGCGCTTTACACCCACACGTTACAAAACCTGAACAATTTTGTCAGCCAGACCGGCGGCGGGTTCATCGCGGAGTTTCCCTCGAATTTCATCATGGGCGCACAATACACTTGGGCCATCCTAGACCCGGACATCTACACGACATCGAAGCAATGGGACGCTCACGTTGCGTTCAACCATCCATAGGAGACGGCCATGGCAGTCGCAACATTCAACAAGTTCAATTCGTTCGTGGAGCATCTCGCCGAGAAGGTCCACAATCTCGGGGCTGATACGCTCAAGGTTTATCTGACAGCCACCGCACCTAACGGGACAACCATGGCAGTGAAAGCCGATCTGTCTGAAACGTTGACGACGACTGGCGGCTACACTGTAGGCGGGGCGACCGCTGCCATTACCAGTTCGGCACAGACCGGTGGCACCTATAAGTTGGTGCTGGGCGATCCGCCGACATGGACGGCGAGCGGTGCGGGCTTCTCTGGGGCGTTCCGGTATGCCGTGCTTTACAACGACACACCGACCTCGCCGGCCGATCCGCTGATTGGCTGGTGGGACAACACTACCAACGTCACGCTGACAGTTGGTCAGCAATTCACCGTTGATTTCGATCCGACTGCAGGCGTGCTGACGATCGGGCCGTAGAAGCAAACACCAGACCAAGCCGCAACCGACCCGCCCTGATCGGCGGGTTTTTTTATGGAGCAACGTCAATGACAATCGCGACCACCTATCCGTTCTCAAAGTTTCTGATCAAGATCGGCGACGGGGCTTCACCTGAAGTGTTCACCGACCCGTGCGGACTGACCTCGAAAGGCTTCACCCGCACCGCCAACCTCAACGACACCAACATTCCTGACTGCGACGAACCCGACGCGCCGTCCTGGCTCGGCCGCGACGTGGTCAGCTACCAGGCATCCATTGCCGGATCGGGCGTGGTGGCCTCCGAGAGTTTTGCCACATGGGAAGATTGGTGGAACGAGGGCGACACCCGCAACATCCGCATCGAGTTGGGAAGCCCGCCTGAATACGCATGGATCATGCCGGCCAAGCTGCAGGAGTTCGCCATCACCGGCGAGCGTGGCGACAAGGTGCAGATGACGGTGTCGATCGTGTCCGACGGCGCTGTCGTGCCAGAGGTGATCGTGCTTGCCGATGAGGATGCCCGCGATACCCGCGGCGTTTCGCGTCGTGTTGCGCCGCCGTCCCGTGACGCTAGGGCGATGACATGAGCGTCGAGGACGGCACGGTCGCGCTGCAGTTCGGCGATGCGGAATATTCGTTTCGGATCGCGTTCGGGCAATGGCGTGAGTTGCAGGAAAGCGTCAACAAGCCGCGGCTCGAAATCGGCGAACCGCCGCTCGGCCCGATGGCACTGTTGCGTGCGCTGCTCGAGGGCAACGCCTGGCCGCATGACGTGCGCGAGGTGATCCGGTTGGGGTTAATCGGTGGCGGCATGAAATCGGATCGCGCGCTGGTGCTGGTCAAACGATACGTCGAAACCGGCGCCTACTTCACCCATATGCCGACCGCGCGCACCATCCTGCAAACCGCCATGTTCGGGCCTCCTGACGACCAGGTGGGAAAAGATCCGGCGCCGGCAGCGGAGAGGACGGCGACGGACGGCTCAAATTCTCCGACATCTACGGGCTCGGCGCTGCAATAGGACTGGCACCGGATGAAGTCGACCGCTGTTCGATCTGGCAATTCGCCGCGGCGGTTGACGGGTGGAACAAGGTACACGGCGGCGAGCAGAAGGCCGAGGCGCCGAGCGATGCCGAGTTCGACGCCATGCTGGATGCATCGGCAGAGGCCGAGGCAAGGAAAGGTTTGAGGCACAAGACCAATGGCGCCCAACAAGAG